TAGACTTGGAGGTAGGTTAGCAAAGCATGACGCAAAAGTTGCCGTCAAGATTGCTAGATACCAAGAGGAAGTGCAGCCTTTTACAAAGCTGATCGAAACGCTTCCAGCCAAAACAGAAGCCCAAGTTAACAAGCATTTAGTCAATGGGCAGTTTGATGATGCTAAGTCTATACTTTTGGACTTTGATGCCAACGCAGCAGAGATTGTTGACTCTACAGTAGACACCTTAAGCCGAATCAAAAAGGACATGGAAGCTGCTGGAATCAAGATCAAGAAGATTGAAAACTTCTTTCCGCGAAAAGTTGCTGACTATAAAAAGCTACTAGCAGCAATGGGGAAGGAGGACAAAGCGCCTGTTACTCGAAGACTAGAGGCAAGAGCCAGAAAGCTAAAGCTGACAACGATAGACGAGCTTCCTGTAGAAGAGATGGAAGATGTAATCGGCAGGTACATGAGAGAGAGACCGAAGGGGAACTCTCTCACATCCAAGACTACCAAGGCTCGTAAGATCATCGCAGTAGATGACGAGATGATGCCTTACTACAAGAAGTCAGACACAGCTATTCGCGAGTACATTGAAAGCGCAGTGAGTAGTGCCGAGAGAATGAATTTCTTTGGCAAAAAGAACGCTATCAAGAAAGGCTTTGCCCACATTGATAGCTATAACTCTGCGGACAGGATAGTTGCTGAAGAGGTTGCCTCTGGCAGACTCAAGCCCGAAGATGTAGACAAGGTAAGAGAGCTGCTTGATGCTCGCTTTGGCATGGGAGAAAAGGTAGCTGGAAGAACATCCAATGGATTAAAGAATTTAATCTATCAAATGACTATCGCTAACCCCTTGTCTGCACTTACTCAGGTTGCAGACCTTGGTATGTCAGTGTTTGCGTTTGGCTTAGAAAATACTTTGCGATCTGCTCTAGGGAAAAAAACTTTTAAGCTAAAGAATGTAAACCTAGAAAACATTGTGTCTGCCGAAATGGGGACTGTCGGAAGAATGGCTCGCATGCTAGACCGAACATTTAGGGCGAGCGGATTCAAAGCGGTTGATAGGTTTGGTAAAGAAACCTTAATGAACGCCGCTTACCGAAAGTTTTCTAAGATGGCACAAACAGAAGCAGGAGTTAAATCTCTACGCAAGAGATTCGGAGACACGTTTGACAATGAATTCCCTGCGCTGATAGATGATCTTAGAGCTGGCAACAGAACAGAGAATGTAGACATGCTAATGTTTGCTGAGCTGGCAAACTTTCAGCCTATATCCTTGTCGCAAATGCCTTTGAAATATCTTCAGCATCCTAACGGTCGAGTCTTCTACGCGCTAAAGTCTTTTACTGTGAAGCAGCTTGATGTAATGCGAAGAGAGATACTGCAAGAGTTTGCAAAAGGGAACATGAAGCAAGGCACAAAAAACTTAATTGCCTTCTCTACTATTATTCCTTTAGCTGGCGGCTCTGTTCAGGAGTTAAAAGACTGGATAAGCAGAGGGGATGAAATAAAACTTGAGGACATAGACGACCAGTTTATAGCAAACATATTTAAGGTCTTTGGTACGTCTCAATATATTATGGAGAAGTCTGCTAGTCAGCGAACCATAACTCCGGCGCTAGGAGAAATATTTCTGCCGCCAGTTTCTTTGTTAGATGCTGCGATTAAGGACTTAAGTAATGCCGCAGAGGGAGACTTGTCAGCAGAAGACTCCAAGCTATTTAGAACCATTCCTGTGTTTGGAAACTTATTCCAAAGCTGGATGCTCGGAGCAAGAGAAGAGCGAAGAATAGAAGACCTAAGAAGGGGAGACTAACTCCTCGGCAAACGCCTCTCCTCCATCGTGGGGAGGGGCTTGTTCTTTAGCTCCTCTTCTATTAAGAACTCGCAGAACTGCTTGATCTTTCTTAAGTCCTCAACTCCTCCCTTGTCTCTCCATCGAGAGATGTACTTCACAATAGCCCCTTCGCAGAACCCTAGCTGATTAGCGAGGATGTATTCCACGGGTTGAATCTTTAGCTTCTTGTAGTGGTCGCCTGCCACTTGGTAGTCGGTTGACTTCAATGTAACAACTCCTGCTCGGGGTTAAACTGTGACTTAAATATTTTGTACTCGTTCATTCTTTCCTCGCTGTCTGCGATGAAGGAGTACATAGACTCCATCGAGAAGGTCATAGTACAGATAGCATCCCTGTCCCTGCCTTCTGACTCAGTGACGAACTCATTAACCCAGTCGTCTAGCTCGTCAAGACTCATCATCTGAAAGACAAATACTAGCTCATCATCCATTAGCAGACCCTCTTATCTTATGTATATAGACTTCATCTGTATTTCCTTGCGTACAAGTCGCTCATTGGACGTAAGTCTTTCAGGTCTATGTAATGGTTAGTTAAACCTCTACCGAAATCTTTGGTTGGCGCAGCAAGAACCTCTGACTTCATAGCCCATCCCAAGAAATCAATCATGCCATTCTCGTGCATAGCAGCGACATAGATGTCAGCCCTGACCTTGCCTCTCTCTACCAAAAGATTGTTTGCTCTTGGCGTTTTATCCGTGGTCTTTACGTCAACGGTGAAGTTTAACGGAATGGTAAAGTCAAAGCCTCCATCTCCTTCTATCTTCTGCTCGAGGTCAACAGAATGTCCCAAGAGTAGAGCAAGATACATTTCGCCCATCATACCCATAGGGTCTTGGTCTTTAATTAATGCAGGCTGCTCTTTAATGGGATTGTGCAAATCCTTCCTAGCATTTCCGTGAGTGTCCGATAGCGTCTTAAGAAAGCTGTAGAAGTTCATGCAATCCTCTTCTCGTGGTAGTCAATGAGCTTTTGGAACTCCGCAAGAAGTTCCTCGTAGTCTGCCTTGTACCTCTTCACAGGAGTGGACTTCTTCGCGATCATCTCCTCCACGAAGGGACGACCGTACATATCCTCCATGAACAAGGTATATTCCTGCGCTGCTGAACCGTGTCGCATGCCCCACATATTACATGCAGGACACTGAGGGTGGACGTTTTCTATCTCTAACGCCCAGTAAGAAGAGTTGCCTTTCGGGATGAAATGACCGCCTTGCATATCTTTGTAATGCTTAGTCACTCCGCAGGACACACAAGAACAGTATCCGTTGTCGTCCGATGCTGCCAATCTGGCTAATTTTTGTACAGCTTTGTAGCACTCTTGTTTTAACTGAGCCGAGGTCTTGGTTTTAGGCTTTGACTTGCGCTTCTCACGCCTAACTGTGCCTCGCTTCATTTGAATGGGTATCCGTACTTGAGACTAAGAAGGGTTCTTTCTGCCCTGAGACTGTCCTCGCGGCTCATGTTGTCATGCCGCATCTTAAGCAGTAACTGACTAAACCTCGGAGAGGTGACAGGGTAAGTCTTCAAAGCCCTTCTAACATCGAGCGGTACTACATAATCATCTTGCGTCTTTTTGCCCATACAGCTCTACCCCTGATAGTACAAGTGCCTTCCTATCTGCCTGACTAGCTTTAAGCCGTCTGACCAATAGGGATTTACGTCATCACGGTGATAGTACGTTGACCCGTAAGTAACATCAAACAATTTCTCAGCATTGACAGCTATAGATAATGCCTTGATGTAAGCCTGCTCATCTTCAATAGCCTCAGGCTTCCCGTCACACCAGTAACTAAAGTGACACTGATTCCTTAGCGGATGACCTGCCCAGTACCTACCCTGCTTGACTACCTCGCAAGGGGTGTCGGGGAAGTAAGGGCTTTCCACCCTGTTCATAATCGTATTAGCCACTGCAACCTGCCCCTCGAGGGGTTCTGATCTAGCCTCGAAGTAGATCGCCATTGCGATACACGCTATCTCTATCATCACTAAACCTCCACAATGATTCGTATTTTTCTATGAGAGATAAACACTTGTCGCAGATACTCTCGCTCTTTAACTCTCGCTCCATAAACTGCATGCACATCTCGCAGCGTTTGGTTTTATTCTTTACTTGCGCCATGTCTTCCTCCCCGACCTGCGGCCTGAAATCTCTAGCTTGTTATGCGTTCCTCTGCGTCCCGCTAGACGAACCCGATACTGCTCGCCTACTACGTCAATGGCGTACACCTTCTTCTCTTCAGTAGCCAAGAACTCTGCCTCTTCTAGTGCGTCTTGGAATTTATCAAAGATCATGGCTCGGCCTGCGGGAAGGGGACTGACACACCGAACTTATCAGCTAGGTGACGGTTTAGGATTTGATACACCTCGTTGTATTGTTCCTTCTTGAGATGCGCTGTCGAGTCTTTTCCAGTGACGGCCTTCTGGATAGGCCGCCATAGGAACTTCTTTACAAGATCGTCAGACCACGGAATATCTACGTCCTGCTTAATGGTTCTTTTCATGTCATACCCTGCATCATTCAGGGCTTCAGCTAGGTTTCTACAGTACAAATGCAAAGCGTTGTTCTGTTGCTTTGTTCTTGTACTACCCACGACCCACTGGAAGGTAACCTCCCTTCCCTCCTCGAAAGTCTGATTGACGAACTTGATAAACTCGTCACGACTTACAGAATTGTTTATTGTCCAAAATGTAGAATTCATACATCCCTCTTAGTCTATGTTTCTGTTCTTACTAAACGAGTAGTTTTTAGAAGGATTCTGAGAGGCCGAAGCACCGGAAGGCACTTTGGTTATCGTGCCTCCCTTCTCAAGATACTCCTTAATTTGTTTAGCAAGTTCTTCTCGGGTTATCTCAGTCAAAGCTAACCGCCTCCGTAACGCTGCACCCCAGTGCTTCACACACCTTCACCAAGGTATTTACCGTAGGGTTAGGACGCGAGAGGAACGCACTGTACGTCCCCCTCGACCACCCCAAAGCGTTGGCAACGTCTACAGACTTAATCCCCTTTTGGGATTGGTACTCTCTGATACATTCGCCAACGTGAATCATTAGAATGGGATGTCCTGTGAAAAGTCTTGTGATTGTTGAGTTTGTTGAGTTTGTTGCTGCGGAACGAAGTCATCCTTTGAAATGCTCAGGAATGGCTTCCCGGCTTTGGACATCTTGATCCAACCCGCAATCTTGAACTCTTCACCATTGTGGTTGAAAGACCCCTTGTAATCGGGGGCTTTGTCATTCTTCTTTTCTTCCTGCTTAAACAGGACACCGCGGTTTGTATTATCGTATTCCATCTTTATCTCCTTCTTCATTAAACTTCTTGATTGATTTGGTATATATCTTTCCTGCATACAGCATAAAAAGCATACCTTTAGCATTTAACAGTCTTGTATTAGTTCCAAAGGGCAATCGGTAAATAGTTACTTTTTCAAATGGCTCAAGAGCAAGCTGAACTCTGGCATTAGCGGCAAGTAGATTAAAGTCTTCAATCTCCT